ATTGACACAAAAGCAAACTTGAGTTAATTTTTCCCACAATGCAAAACTGTTTTTAAAGCGCTGTAAGTTCTTAAGAGTCTCTCCCCAGAGGCTCTTTTTTTATGGCTGTATGTCAGGCGCGGGGCAGGGCATACAGTCTTTTTTTTAAGGATGACCGCATGGCAAACAATCAGATGATCGTTCGCATCTCAGTTCAGATGCCTAAACGTCGAATGGTATTGCTCACAGCGCTTCATGCAGTGGACAAGATCATTCAACTGAAAGCAACACAGAAACTGCGTGAATTAATTATTAAACGTTCCATCAAAGTTACTCCGGTGAAACATGAACAAAGCACCACAGAAAGCTAAGCGTCCATGTCTATCATCGGGCTGTAAAGACTTTGCATCGAACAAAGGATATTGCGACAAACATCAGAGCCGAGTGAAGCAACGTGATCGTGATCGCGGGACTGCACATCAGCGTGGCTATGATGCCGAGTGGAAAAAACATCGTGACCAATTCTTGTTGGAACATCCGCTGTGTGTTGAGTGTCGTCGCAAAGGTTATGTGATGCCTGCAACGGTGGTCGATCACATCATTCCACACAAGGGTGATAAAGATCTGTTCTGGAACAAATCAAACTGGCAACCGTTATGTGAAACACACCATAACATCAAGACTGCATCAGAGGATCGCGGGGCTTGGATGCCAGTAGTGAACAAGCCTGTGATAGATCCTGATCGAATGAATCCTTTCAAAGTTGGTGACACAGTGACCATTGCAAATGATGTGATCCTCAGCCGACTTGGTTGTACTGATCAGGATCAATGGGAAGTACTCGATGTGCTCAATGAAAAGATTCTCGAAGTATCCAACGGCATGAAGATACAGCAACTGCATTTTTCACATTTTAAAAGACATACTGAGACTGCACACGTTAGCTAGTCTCAATGTTGACAGCTCGGAAAGACGGCACGCTCATCTGTAAGCAAAGCTCATGAGAGTTATTTACTTGACAGGATGTTGAGTTAAGGCGGGTATTAGATGGATTTTACTTTGGTGACGGCAAGCCATTAACGCATAAGTTGGCCATAGCAAACGACACTTCGAATCCCTGTCAGCAACGGCAGGGATTTTTAATTTCAAATTTTATTTAGGGGATATGGGGTCAAAAGTCAAAACCGACCTCCCGATAAAGACCGCCCCCCCATGAAATTTTCTCTCCGTGAGAAAAAATCGAAAGGGAGGGGGGTATCAGAGGTGATTTATGACTGATAAAGATTTCACATTCCAAGCTGGATCTGAACTACTGCAACCGAAGGTAGCAGTAAAGGCAAAAATCCCGCCTAAGCCTGCAGGCTTGACCAAAGTTGCAAATGCAGTTTGGGAAGACTTGGGACCAAAACTTGTTGAAGTTGGTTTGCTCAGTGAAGTGGATGGAGCAGCGTTTACATTGCTCTGCCGAAATATTTCTGACTATGAAGCTGTCTTGGCCAAGTTACAGACCGTCGATGACTTCGTGGATGAGACACCGAATAAATTTAAGGTTCAATCAGTGTGGTTCACATTACGGAACCGACTGCATGATGACATTTTGCGACTGTCCAAAGAATTTGGTCTGACTCCAGCTTCTCGAAGTGGTATGCGTGGTGCTCAGACGGATAAGAGTCAGCAATTGGGTCTTGGGTTTGAAACGCCTGAACCAACGAAACCAGAGAGTGCATTTACAGTGCGTAGACGATCATGAGCGAAAGAAATTATTTAGAAATCATGCACCAGTACTGCAAAGACGTGCAAACAGGTGTACGAATTGCGGGAAAGTTTGAAAAATTAGCAGTAAAACGTTTTCTAAATGATTTAAAACGCCAAGAAAACGACCACGATTTTCCATATTCATTCAATGAAGAGCGCATGAATCATGTGTGCTCATTCATTGAAAATTTGCATCACTGGAAAGGTGCTTTAGCGCGTAAGCATTTCATCTTAGATCCATGGCAAGTTTTCGTTGTTGGCAACATTTTTGGCTGGGAAGATGAGGACGGGATCAGACGTTTTACCGATGCTTATGTCGAAATTTCCAAGAAAAACGGGAAATCGACCCTTGCTGCAGGCATTGGTTTGTACATGCTGTGTGGCGATGGTGAAGCGGGTGCGGAAGTTTATGCAGCAGCTGCCAATTATGACCAAGCAAAAATTGTGTGGCAGGATGCCAAACAGATGGTACTGCTGAATGCTGAATTAAGAGCAACATTTGGTATTGAAACGACTCAGTATGAGATCCGTTCGACCACTGGCAACGACAACAGTATTTTCCGTCCGATTGCGACAGACAAAGAAGGCAGTAAGGACGGTAAAAACGTCCATTGTGCCATTCTTGACGAAATTCATGCGCATAAAGATTCTGAAACTTACGACATCATGGCAGATGGTGTCATTGCTCGTCGTGAGCCTTTGGTTTTGGGTATTACGACAGCAGGTAGTAATAAAATCGGGGTCTGTTGGCGTGAGCGCTGTAAAGTTGTCGATATTTTGTATGGTAAAGATCATTTAGAGCGTTATTTCGGCATCATTTTCACCATCGATAAAGGTGACGATTGGCGCAATCCTGATGTTTGGCCAAAAGCGAATCCGAGTATGGGCGTTGCTTTTGATACCAATTACTTGCAAGGCAAATACAAAAAGATCAAAACCGCTGCTGAAGAAAGCCGATTCAGACAGAAAAGTTTGAATGAATGGGTGCAAGGTGCAGACAGTTGGATTGCTTCAAGTGAATGGGAGATGCTGGCAGATCCGAGCGTCACTGAAGATGATTTTAAAGGATGTATTTCGTTTGGTGGCTTAGACTTGGCAAGCAAAATGGACTTGGCAGGTTATGTGAAATGGTTCCCTAAACTGATTGATGGGCGTGTGCATTGGTATATTTTTGCGCATCAGTACATCAACTCCAACGTGGTAAATCAAAGACGTGCAATGGACGGTCAGAAACGTCCAGATGAATATTTGGATTGGGTCGAAAGCGGTCATCTGATTGAAACGCCAGGGAACGTCACTGACTTTTCACAGATTTATAAAGATGTGATCGAAAGTCATTTGCAAGCCAATATGTATGAAATTGGTTTTGACCCATGGAATGCAGCACAATTTGGTCAGGATCTGATTTCTGATGGATTGGAAGCGATTGAAGTTCCTCAAAAGGTCAATCCGTTGAGTATCGGCATGCGTTGGATGGAAGAGTTGATCCGTGATGGACGGCTTCATCATGATGGCAATCCCGTGCTGCATTGGTGTATGTGCAATATTGAAGTTAAAGAAGACAACAACAGCAATATTTTCCCACGTAAGCCTGACAAGGCACGAAAAATTGATGCTGGTGTGGCTGCTATTATTGGTGCTACACGGGCAATGCTTTGGGATAAGTTAGACGTTTTCGACTTGGTGCCAGGTGAAGAAGATGGAAACATTGATGACTGGTTGAATGACATGATTAAGGTAGCGAAGCGATGAGTAAAAAGCGCGATAAAGTGAAAATTCGTGATAAAACAAATCGCGATAAGCTGAAGGTTCGCGGAACGGGACCAAAGCAAGACAAAAAGGGGACGATATTACATGATCGTCCCCTTTCTACTTTGAGAACGGCTAAGCCTGTCAACTTTGATAGTGCGATGACGCTCAGTGCTGTTTTTGCCTGCGTTAAGATTCTTGTTGAGTCAGTGGCCACGTTGCCTTTGCAAATGTTCAAGATCAATAAGGATGGAACGCGAACACAAATTAAAGATCATGACTTGATTCGGTTGCTGAACAACAAGCCGAACCGTTATCAGACTCGTGTTGAGTTTTTTGAACAGCTGATGCTGAATCTTGTCGCAGGCAATAGCTTTGGCAAGCGTGATTACATCGGAAAAAAGCTCACCAGTATTCAAATTATTAACTCTGGATCAGTAGATCTGAAGTTAGACGATAAAGGCAATCCGATTTATCAGTGTCAAATCAATGGTCAGAAAGTCGAATATTCTGAAAAGGATATTTGGCATGTCAAACTTTTTGGCACGGGATTGATGGGAATGTCACCCATTGCTTATGGTGCTCAATCCATCGGCATTGGTCTTGCTGGAAATGATAAAACATCTCGATTGATGTCCAATGGTGCCAAGCCAACGGGGGCATTGAAAACTGATAAATATCTGAAAAAAGAACAGCGTGATGTTTTGCGTGGTGAATTGGATATTTTGATCAATGGTGATGATGGTGATTTAGCAGTACTCGAAGGTGGGATGCAGTTTGAACAAATTAGCCTTACGCCTGAAGATCTCGAATTGATTGAAATTCGAAAAATGTCAGTTGAAGAAGCCTGTCGATACTTTGGTGTGCCACCAATCTTGGTGTACTTGACTGAAGGTGCGACAGCATGGGGCAGTGGTATTGAGCAAATTATCGATGGCTTTTACAAATTTGGTTTACGCCCATATTTGGAACGTATCGAAGAAAGTATCCGTATTCATTTGCTTCCGCGTGAAGAGTGGGATGATTACGAATTTGAGTTCAAGACCAAAGATTTGTTGAGAGCGTCTTATCTACAACGAATTGCCTCGAATAAAGATCGAATTCTTAGCGGTCAGGCATCGCCTAACGAGATCCGTCGTGAAGAGGGTGATGCACCAGATGCAAATGGTGATTTCTTATTGGTTCCAGTGAATATGACCACTGCTGAACGTATGAAAAAAGGTACTTATGGAGCGAAAGCGAATGAAGAATAAACTGCATGTGCGGAATAAGTTTTCGCCAAACATGCCAAAAGTGCATTGTCGTCGAATGCCTGTCGTTGCGGATAACTTACGATTTATCAACAAGGACGAAAAAACTGGTATCGTGAAGATTAGCGGTTATGCGGTGAAATGGGATTCAATCAATTACCACGGTGAAAAATTCATTCGTGGTGCATTTGCTGAAGTTTGTGCCGCCTTCGCAGCAGGGACTAAAAAAGTCCATGCATATTATAACCATGGCTGGCGTATGTATTGGGTTGATTCGCTGATGGCATTGCGAATTGGTAAATATACAGTCTTAAAAGAAGACGATA